CGTCATCTTTCGCGGGACTCAGCAAGCAAGAGACTGGATCTTTAACATGACTGCATTCCCTTGGAGATATAAAGGGCGTTGGGTTCATGGTGGATTTATGATGGCACACAGGTCTGTATGGAAAGAGATACAAAAGCATCTTGATCCTAACAAAGAAATTATTTTTACAGGCCACTCGTTAGGCGCTGCTCTTGCGGAGTTGTCAGCGCATTGCTGCCGTAAGTTTGAAAAGACTCGTTTAATTACGTTTGGTAAGCCAAATGTTTTTATGCGTCCATCTAAAGCGAAGATGAAAAACTTAATCTCGCAAGTATCATTTGTCTGCGGGTCAGACATGGTCGCAAGAATACCCGCGATAGGTTACTGTGCAGATGCAGGACAAACCATGGTGTACTTTGATAACTGGGGTAAGACTTGGATAGACCCAGAAGATTCATATGTGCGAAAAGATAGGGGTATAGGCGATGCTATTTCAGACCACGACATGGCGGGTTACAGCCGTCTTACTACTAAGTTTTGTTCTGAGTAATTGTGCTATTAGTAATAACTTAAAGGATGGATACGACAAAGGAGACATAACAAAGGGTTTGGTAGAGGACGTTAAGATTTATTGTTCTAAGCCAGTTTCTTATATTCGTAAAGCAAAGAGAACTTTTTTATTTGCTTCAACAGGAATGATGTTACCAGACCCATGTCCGAAGTTATAGAGTTTCCACCACAGTCAGTAGAAGGATTAGAGGACTTTGCAATAGAAGTTGAAATTGAATTAGATACGTTATGTGCAGGATTGATGGAGCAAGGTATCCCGCCAATCTACTTAGTAGGAATGCTTCAGTCGCAGATACATTTTATATTAGCTGCGTTACAAGAAGAGGATGAAGAGTAATGGGAACTACGGTTAAATTAAAAGAAAGCAGCAATGTTTTTGATCCTGATACTGGACAGTTTTTTCCTGTAACTGCGCTTGATCTTTTTCGTCAAGGTGGAATAACAGCAAGAGATTACCCTGATTATTTTTCAGATGCTGTTAGGTCTGCTCAACAATCTGATGCTCTTCAATCTGCTGTAGAAGAAGGTAGATTGCCTGCTGCAAAAACACAGTTTAAGTATGGTTTTACAGATGACCCAGAAGTAGCTAAGGCAGATTACGAAAGAAGAATCCCGCAGGTTATAGCAGAAGGTGGTGATCCATCTATGCTGCAAGAAGCATTAAGAAAACTACAAACACAAGATCCTAATATTGTGCTTGATGAGGATGACGAGGGTGATGACAAAGAGTCTTTAACTTTTGAAGACTTTGTTAATCCGCTTCTTACATTTTTTGATCCTTCTACTATTGTTGGACCGCTTGGTCCTATTGATATGGGAGAGGTTGGTCCTTTTATCCCACAAGGAGGAGGTGATGATACAGGCATTGATGCAAGTGATAATGCAGGTGTTAGCACTACCGCTCCTGTTGTTCCTCCTGTTGCTCCTGCCGATCCTGTTCCTAGCACTGTTCCTGGTACTCAGCCTGATGGCGATCCTGAACCTGATCTTAAACCTGATCTTGATCCGACTCCCGATCCAACTGTGGTTTCTGATGAGATCGTTACTGACGATCAAGCAGTCGTAACTATTCCTGAGATTATTAAGCCAAAATCTACAGAAAGCAAAAGACAATTATTTGACATAGTCACAAGCGCAACGCCAATAACAGAAAGTATCTTGTTTTCGCCACAGTTTGTAGACTTAGATAATATTCAGCTAGGAATGTTTGACGCATTTCTAAAAGCCTCTGGAGGCAAGTAATGACATACTTGGAAGCAATTAATGGTGTCTTGCGTAGACTGCGTGAGGATGAAGTAGCAACAGCATTGGAATCAAGTTACTCCGCATTGATTGGAGACTTTGTTAATGACGCTAAAAACTTAGTAGAAGAGGCATGGAACTGGTCTTCACTAAGAAGCACAATTGCTTTTAATACTGTAGTAGGAACGTCAGAGTATTCTCTTACGGGATCTGGTATGGACGCAGTAGTAAAACACGCACTCAATGATACTAAAAACTCATTTATTAATTACAAGACAAAGGCGTACTTTGATAATGTTTACTACAATAATACACCTGCTGCGGGAAGCCCTGAGTGTTATACGTTCATTGGGACGGATGATAGCGATGATTTAAAAATCAAAGTATATCCAGATCCTAATGCTATTGAAGCTTTAAGGTTTGATATGGCTACGCCTCAAGCAGAACTTACTGCGGATGCTACTAAAATCAAAGCTCCTAACAGACCTATAGTGCAGTACGCATTTGCAATGGCTCTGAGGGAGAGAGGTGAGACAGGCGGTCAGTCGGCAGCAGAACAATTTGCCGTAGCCTCTAACGCTTTGGCAGACGCTATATCTATAGATGCAAACAGATTCCCAGAAGATCTAACGTACATGGTGGTCTAGATGGCTCAACAATTACAGAGCATTACAATCACAGCCCCTGGCTTTGCGGGGATTAATACCCAAGACGCTCCGTTAGCGCAAGAGCCTAGCTTTGCTGCTGTGGCTGATAATTGCATTATTGATAAAGAAGGAAGGATTGCTGCAAGAAAAGGCTATGACTTACTTAACGGTAATGACTTGTTAGGTTCGTCAGCAGGTGTAGAAGCATTGCATGAGTTTGTTGCTGAAGATGGAGACATTACTTTCTTATCGGCAGGTAATAATAAAATCTTTACTGGTACTACCACTATGGTAGACGTAAGCCCAGGAAGTTACACAATCACTACAAATAACTGGAAGATCGTATCATTTAACGACCATGCTTTTTTCTTTCAAAGAGGCTATGAGCCTTTATTGTACTCAGATCACGCAGGTACAGTAGAAAAGATGTCTGCTCATGCTCATGCAACAGGTACTCCCCCGCAAGGACATGAAGTGTTAGCAGCGTTTGGTCGCTTATGGGTAGCAGACTTTACAGCAGACAAGTCTACAATTTATTGGTCTGACTTATTAAACGGCACACACTGGTCAGGAGGCTCTACAGGCTCGATAGACATCACTAAGGTATGGCCTACAGGGTATGACACTATCGTTGCTCTAGCAGCCCACAATGGCTTCCTAGTAATCTTTGGGCGTAACTCTATTGTTATTTACTCTGGTGCTGATGATCCCGCAACAATGACGTTAAGTGACACTATATCTAATATAGGTTGTGTTAACAGAGATGCCGTAGTTTCTACGGGTAGAGACTTAATATTCTTAGATGACTCTGGTGTACGAAGCCTAGCTAGAACGATACAAGAGAAGTCAGCACCTATTGGTGATGTTTCTAAGAACGTCAATAATGATATTAAGTCTTTGTTTGCTGCTGAAACAGGGAATATATCTTTACACTATTCGCCACAAGAGGCGTTTGTGTTACTTAACTTCCCAGTTCTTGCGGTAGTGTACGCATTTGATACACGATTCCCACTACAGGATGGTAGTTACAGAGCCACTACATGGTCTTCTATTAGTCCTTTAGCTTTTACTCATACTGTAAATGACAAAATGTACATTGGTGTAAAGGACGGGATAGGTGAGTATAAGACTTACACGGACAATACAGCGAGTTATCAGTTAAGTTACTTTAGCCATCCGTTAAGCTTTGGCAATACTTCTAATCTTAAATTCTTAAAGAAGATTAACTTAACTACATTTGATGGCGCAGAGTCTACTGTAGTCTTAAACTGGGCGTATGATTATTCTGGCGCATACAAGAAACAAGCGTACACATTACCCCAATCAAACGTAGGTCAGTACAATATATCGGAGTTTAATACGACAGCAGAGTATTCATCTTCAATATCTTTAATTAACCGACAAAAGATTAATGCGTCAGGACAAGGAACGGTAGTAGCGATTGGCGCGGAAACTACAATTGATGGTAAACCCATTGCAATACAAGAGATTAACATTCAAGCCCTTATGGGAAGGATAGTATAAAATGTCGAATTACACTAAATTGACGAACTACGCTGCTAAAGACTCGATGGTCAGCGGTAATCCTGCCAAGGTGATTAAGGGCGTAGAAATTGGAGCAGACTACGATGCCATTGCTGTAGCAGTAAACAGCAAATCTAATAGCGCATCGCCTACTTTTACTGGTACTGTAACGGTAGCTGACTTAACAGCTACTGGTACGGTTAGCTTATCAACTATAGATGGTGGTACTTACTAATGGCTCTCGAAGATATGCAAAAAATGTTTATGGATAATCGAGGTTTGATTGGTGCGTTGGGCGGTGCAGCAGCGCAGGAAGCTATCATCCGAGATGTTCAGAAATTAGGTGAACAAGACTTACGAACTGTCTATGGTGATAGACCGCCTTCTACTCTTGCGGGTGGATTGATGGGCGAGATAGGCCGTCAGTCTGCATTCAAGCCTTTTACCGTAACTACTCCCACAGGAGGAGCGACTGTATCAGGTGCAGGAGATGTTACTCTTGGCATGACTCCAGAGCAGGAAAGAGTCAGGCAGCAACTAACAGGGTTTGGCGAACAAGCATTTGGATTCTTGAGTGATCCTGCCCAAAGAGAGACAGAGCAGTCTAATCTCATAGGTATGCTTACACAATCTCCCGCAGCTAGGTCGGCAAGAGAAGCAGAGATACGCACTGCACTACAGGCTGCACAAGCTCCAGAGCAGGAACGTGCAAGGCTAGGACTTGAGCAAAGACTTTTAGGTCAGGGTCGTCTGGGTGTAGAGACATCTATGTTTGGTGGAACGCCAGAAGGACTCGCATTAGAGAAAGCCATACAAGAGCAGCAAGCACAAAACGCACTAGCTGCAATGCAACAGGCTAGAGATGAGCAAGCACTAACATCATCTCAGACTCTTGCGGGACTACAAGAGATGCGAGGTCGTACAGGACTAGCAGGTGATCTAGGTCTACAAGCTTTGCAGTCTTCTTACCTACCGCAACAACAATTAATCTCTTCGTTGATGCCAGGATTAGAGGCTTCTCGATTAGAATCAGCCCTAAGAACCACAGGTCTAGGATTAGGTGCTGGTCTTGCGGAGTCTACAATGGAAGCACAGCTAGGATATAATACATTGGCTAATGCTTTAAGACAGGCTCAATTCCAAGGTTTGTTTGATTTATTGAAAGGTGAGCAAGAAGTAACTCAGCCAAATCAACTTACTGGTGCATTGAATGAAGCGTTTTCTCAAGCTGTAGAAGCGCAAAAAAAACAAAACGCAGAAAGAGCTTTAGGCGCGTTTAGAACTTAAGGATTTAGAAATGGCTATTAATATACAATCATTATTTGCAGATATTATAAGCACTCCTGAGCAAAGAGAAGACAAGCTCTTAAAGGAAGGTATGCTACAAGGTCAATTGCTTGCCTCTGGACTTAAAGGTCGGGCTGCTAATCTTGCTCCGCTTGCACAGATTGCAGGTCAGTATGGTGTTCAGCGTCAAGAGAATCTTAAACGCGCAGTACAACCTATGCTTGGTATTGACCCAAGAAGTAGCGAAGAAAGATTGCAAGAGTCTCTCGCAGGAATGGATTTAAATTCACCAACAGGTCTTCGAGATGCTGCATTAGCTAT